GACGTTCCGTTCCATGTGCCGACGTACGATGTCGATGCGCTGAAGAACTACAATAACGCGTTCGACAATCTGCAAGGCGTTGGCCGGGCTGTGCTGACTGAGCCTGTCACGGTCGTAGTGACCGAGAAGGTTCACGGAAGCAACGCACGCTTCCTGTACCTCGACGGCGAGATGTACGCTGGATCGCGCCAACTGTGGAAGGCGAAGGATTCCAACTGCGTGTGGCGCAAGGCTCTCAAGCAGAACCCTTGGATCGAAGACTGGTGCAAGGAGCATGAGGGGTTCGCGTTGTACGGCGAGGTCACACCGACGCAGGGAGGATTCTCGTACGGGTGCAAGGATGGGGAGGTCAAGTTCTTCTGGTTCGACATCTACACGCCGGGCAAGGAGTGGGTCGATTACGACGACTACGGAACGTACGGGATCAACGAGGCCATCGGCAAGTACATGGTACCGCTGCTCTACTACGGCCCGTACAACTTCGAGAAGATCAGCAAGCTGGTCGATGGTACTTCCATTGCTGCCGGTGGCAAGCACATCCGTGAAGGCGTAGTGATACGCACGACCCGTGAGGTCTCGCAGCGTGGTCTGGGCCGCACTCAACTGAAGATCGTCTCGAACGTCTTCTTGGAGAAGGACAACAAGTAGCCAGTATACGAGGCATTTGGGATGGAGGAGTCCTGAATGCCTCGTATGTTAGGCAAGGAGGCATCATGGATTACATTCATCACTTAGGCTACGCAAAGAACGGTATGCAACGTGTGCTCGACTACCTGCAACAGCAAGAGATGCGCAGCACTGACGCGGTGCGAAACCAAAACCTAGCGGCGGCCCGGATGCTGGTCACCTTTGCGAAGAACGCTGTATCGTTCGAGCATGATTTACTTGAACGCGTTCGTGTTTACAAACTGACTGGGCGTTGACAAGTGGTTTGTTTTGTAGTAGAATGGAAACAATGAAACGACGAAAACGTAAAGGAATCTTCACTGGAAGACTGCGAACTTGCACCAAATGCAAAAAAGAAAAGGACACAGGGGAATTCAACAAGGATAAGCAGAAAAAGGACGGTCTGTGTCTGTGGTGTGTCGATTGTCGCATAGCTTCACAGAAGTCTTACTACACCCGCCATGCAAGTGAGATAAAGGAAACGGTGCAAGAGTGGAGAGAATCTGATTCCAAGAGGAACAAAGAAAGCTACCGCAACTCTCGCTACAATCTTGACCCCGGACAATACGACTCGATGCTTGAGAGCCAAGGAAATGCGTGCCCGGTGTGTACTTTAGAATTTAGTGAAGATAACAAGCCCCATGTGGATCATGACCATGCTTGTTGCTCAGGATCAATGACGTGTGGTAAATGCGTACGTGGTCTGCTGTGCCACAAATGCAACAAAGCTCTTGGATTTCTCGCAGATAGTGTGGAGAGTTTGCAAAGAGCTATTCAGTACCTAAGGAGAGTATGAGCCAAGTCGAAGCGAAGGATAGCCCGGCTTTACAATTCGTAATCAGCCAAGGTTGGAAGTGGCGTTACGTCTCTGAGCCTAAGATTGAGTTGGAGATATGCCCATCGTGCAAAAAAGACAACTACCACTGCATGATGGAGTTGCACCGCCAAGACGAGGAACTGAAAAACCGGGACGGTTTGTACATTTGCGTGAAGTGCGGAGAAGGTGGAAACCTGTACTCGCTAAAGCAAAAGTTAGGTTTTATAGTACCCAATCTAGAATCACGTAAGGACGCAGGAGGGACGAAAGAGACTGAGCCACTGCCTGACTTGGAAGCGTGCCATGAACGTTTACTTGCCGACGAATCTGCGATGGATTACCTTATCAACGGGCGCGGCTTTAGTATGGCAATTATCAAGCAGCAGAAGATCGGGCTGCTGGACAAACGGTTCTTCAGAGAGTGCGGAGAAGTAAAAGCTCTGGTGTACCCGTATTTGGTAAACGGTCAGCAGGTCTTCGCCCATTTCCGCACGCTGCCGACCATGCCTCTGAGCGAAAACAAAGTCGTCAAGGCTTTCAGTTCACCGAAGGGCTGGGACGCGCCGCTGTACAATGGGGAGATTCTGAACTTCCCTAACATGACCGACGTGACGTTCGTTGAGGGGGAACCCAATACGATTGCTGCAATGGATAAGGGACTCACCGGCTTCTGCGGCATTCCCGGCGCAAACTTCAAGAAGGCGGAGTGGATCGACTCGCTCGATAAACTGGAAAGGGTTTACATTTGCTATGACAAGGACAAGACGGGTCAGAAGGCTGCTCAGGAACTTGCGAACCGAATCGGCATCGAGAAGTGCTGGAAGATTACTCTGCCGGACTTTCAGGTCACCACTGAAGACGGCCAGATTCGCCCCGGCAAAGACCTAAACGAATGGTTCACTCAGGGCGGCGGTACTGCTGAGGAGTTCGAGAAGCTGAAGCAGGAGGCTGTGCTCTTCGACGTAGCCGGTGTCGCGTCCTCGAAGGATGCTGTGCAGGAGTTCTACGAGGAGTTGACCACCAACGGTGTAGAGCCGAAGTACAAGACGCGCTGGCCGACGTTGAACACGCTGGTCGGTTTCGATGAGGGAGATGTCATCGACATCCTCGCACCGGAGAAGGTGGGCAAGACAACGTTCGCCATGAACATCATGGAAGATATCGTGGACGCGTACGGGGAAGACGGGGTGTTCATCTGTCTGGAGATGACCCGAGCACGCATGGCCCGCAAGTGGATCGCGTACAAGGCTCAGATCGCGGACAACATCCCGCGCAACCCAGTGGAGGCCGAAGCACTCAAGCACGCATTCCTCACTGCTGTTCCTCTTGTACAGAACGCGTCCGCAAATCGAGAGGGCGACTTCTACTTCTGCTACCCGAAGTACAAAACGGTTGACGACATCTACGGACTGATGCGTGACTGCATTCGCCGGTACGGTGCGAAGTGGATTTGTATTGACAACATCCAACGGTTGTGTGATACGACGTTGGGAGACAAAGGCCGCACGCAGCACCTCTCGGAGATAAGCAAAGTCATCTCCCAGATCGCTAAGGACTACAACGTTCAGATCATTCGTATCCTGCAACCCCACCGCATCAAGGCGGGCGCACTGGCTACGAGCGACAACGTTGACGGCGCATCTCAGATCGGCAAGGACTGCGACTGCATGATGGTTCTGCATCGTGAGCGTACTGGCGGGGAACTCACTGCCCAAGACGTGAAGGATATGGGATACGTGTACGAGGAAACATCGTTCGGAGACGAAATGGTCGTGACCGTGGGGTTGAGTAGGTATAGTGGAGGTGGCAGAACGACCTTGCATTATAACGGCGCAACGAGTACAATAAGCGAGAACAACGAAGGCCAGATCGCTAAGATGAAGGCCATCGCTCAGAAGAACATTGGCTACGAGCAACAGTTGAACAAGCTGAAGGCCGTGGTGAAACCGAAGACAGAGGCGGCCCCGGTAGAGGTACCGGCCACACCGACTGCGGCTGCCGTACCGTATACGGATGAAGAGGAAGTCGTGAAGCTATGACAAGAATTGATCACCTCATGAAAGCCAACAACATCGCTCTTACGCTGAAGAAGGAGAAGCCTAAGACCGTTGAAGACCTGCTCATCTGTTGTGGACTGACTTTGAAGTTCATCGGTGACGGCGGCTTTCGTGTGGTGTTCAAAATTGTCGGCACCGGGCTGGTAGTCAAGGTTCCTATGACTGAGAAGGATCAGGCGGAGTTGGGTCACAACTATGCTCACACGCCACTCGTTCACGCTAATACCGAATGGAAGTACCGCAAGAAGGTGATGCGCGAAAAGAAGTACGAGTTCTTCCGACCGTACATGCCCGCGCTTCATTGCCTCATCCCTTCGACCGGCGTGACCCTGACTGATTACTACCGTCCGTTACCGTGGGCCTACACCAAGAAGTACGACGCGGAGATAGACCAGATCATCGCCAACCTTGCAGGGATCGGAGTCATGGACGGAGACGTTGGGCCGGACAAGAGGGACAATTACGGGATTGACCGCGACGGGAAGTTGCGGATCATCGACCTAGGATGTTTCGGGGGAGAACTGGAGTAGCTGTGAGTAGGCCATTGACGGCCCGGAATAGGGCCAAGGACGCACGTTTACGCCGGGAGTATGGTATTACCCTACCGGAATACAATCGCGTCCTCAGGGGGCAGGATTCGCGTTGTGCGATATGCCAGATGCCCCTCGCGGAATCGAAGACGGCGTTCGCTGTAGACCATCATCACAAGACCGGATTACTAAGAGGTCTGCTGTGCTGGAAATGCAACCGGGCCATCGGAGCTTTCCAGAGGTTCCACCCGGAAGCTGCGGAGTTGTTCATAGCTGCCGGTAAGTATTTTGCTGAATCGACATTCACGAAGTTCCTTGGTAGAGTGATACTCACTGCGCCGGGGAAGGTGGGTACGAAGAAGCGCAGGAAGTTGCTGGACAAGATCAAACAGGAGAGAGATGGGAAACCGTAGTGCCAACAACATTGGAAAGTATAACGAGGAGTTCAAGTTCAACAAGAACGCGTTCGATGATGTAATCGGAGACCCGTTCGCAGTTCCCGAACCCGTGCAAGGTAACCTCGACCGCATGAAGAAGCGCAGTTCGATCTTGGTAGCCAACAACGACTTCGACTCGGGGCACGCCACACGGAACACGGCACAGCCGAGTCACACTGATTTCTTTTGCGACGTTGATCACATGATCAGCCTAGCGTTCGATGGGGACAAGAAGGAGATAGCTCGATTCGAGGCGACGTACATTACCGAGGATTCCGAGACCTTGTACACGCCCAAAGAAAGACAAGTCCTTGAGCAGACCTTAGGCAAGCTCTTTCGTAGAAATGGCATATCGCCGGTTTCAAAATACTTTCTAACCATCCGACAATCCATCGGAGAAAAGAGGCAACATGGCAAACCCAGAAAGCAGTTCACCCTCTAACGAGGTCTCTGACGTTTTGCGTGCCGACCTTCGCAAGCAACTGCGTGCGGAGATTGACGGCGAACCGATCACCAACCCCCAACGGTTCGCGCTTGAGATGAAATACGGTCTTACCGACCCAGTGTTTACGGTAGGCGAGTTAGCGGACTTAGGCATCTCTGCCCTCGTGGAGGCGACCAATGTACGATAACGCACAGGAAGCACAAGCCATCGAAGCGCGAAACAACATCGACGCTGTGACCAATGCAGCCCAGCCGAAGTTCCCGTACTACCGGATCAACAAGGAGACGGGCGCGTATGAGGAGATTACTCGGGCCGAGTACAAGAAAGCAATGCACGACACGTTCACTGTGAAGCACCAGAAGATTCCAATGTGCGGTCACAAGTTTGTACCGGGCCATGAACCGCGTCACCGGAACTGCCAGCACTGCTGGTTCGTGTTCTTCCAAGTTCACGGTGAGCTTACCCAGTCTGTCGAGGAGGTCTTCCAGAAGCACGGCAAGCCCGCCATCGTCGCTCTGCGTGGAGAGAAGTTCCTTGACAACTTCCTCAAGTTCATGTCTACGGTAGCGCAGTACAAGCTGGCGGCAGACGCCGCAGCAAAGGAGAAGAATGGGAGCACTGAAGCAACTGTCGGCAGTGGTAGCGAAGCCGACGACGAAAGCGGCGGGTACGAATACTCCACCTACGCCGAGCAAGAAGGAAGCACCGAAGGCACCGGAGACGCCATCACAGCAGAAGCCGCTGACTAACAAGGAGAAGCTGGCCGTGCTTGATGCGGTCGGCAAACAACTTGACAAGCAGTTCACAACAACGAATTCGCTTGTGAGGTTAGGCAAGAAGCTGGGCATCGCTATGCCACATCGTCCTACTGGGATACCGTCGCTTGACTATGGAGTCTATGGCATCGGCGGTACCCCGGACGGACGTATCATTGAAATCTTCGGGCCTGAGTCGGCAGGTAAGACGACCATCGCGTTGCAACTGGTCGCTGCTGAGCAGGAGGCTGGAGAGCTTGCCGCGTTCGTAGATGCTGAACACGCGCTCGATCCTAACTACGCCAAGCAACTTGGTGTGGACGTTGACAACCTCGTAGTGTCGCAGCCGGACTCCGGTGAGCAGGCTCTTGAGACTGTCGAGGCTCTGGTGAAGTCGCGTGCTGTATCTATCGTGGTCATCGACTCGGTAGCTGCTCTGACGCCTCAGGCGGAACTGGACGGCGAGATGGGAGACTCGCACATGGGCCTACAGGCCCGGCTGATGTCGCAGGGTATGCGCAAACTGCGTGGTATCGCTGCGGTCAACGGTGTGAAGCTCATCTTCATCAACCAGATTCGTGAGAAGATCGGAGTGATGTTCGGAAGTCCTGAGACCACAACTGGCGGTAAGGCACTGAAGTTCTACGCATCCGTACGCTTGGACGTTCGGCGCATCGGCGGCGAGGCCGGGCAGGTCAAGTCTGGTGACGTTGTGATTGGTCACCGCATGAAGATCAAGTCCGTCAAGAACAAGGTGGCTGCACCGTTCAAGACTACCGAGGTCGATCTGATCTACGGCAAAGGCATCGACAAGTTCTCAGACACCATACGGTTCGCCATCACTGTCGGAGCAATCGAGAAGGCAGGAGCTTGGTACTCGTTCAACGGTGAACGTCTGGGTCAAGGCGAGAAGAATGTTATTGACACGATCCGTGGCAACGATGTACTATTCAAGAAGATTCAGGCTGAGATTGGCAAAGCTATCAAAGCCCAACAGGAGGCAGACGCCGCATGAACGAGGACACAAGACGTTTCGGAAATCGCAAAGCAATACGGCGGAGGCGGTCACAAGAACGCTGCCGGATTCAACATCAAGTCACTCACCGAACTCTAAGGAGGTTCACATGGATTTTATCTTCATATCAAAAGTTCCGCCAGTAGCGCCGTATACTTCACCTGTAAGGGAAAAGTGGCCGTCCTTTGGTCAGCCGTTTCGTCCCTTCAAAGACGTAAACACTAAGCAGGAATCCCCGGCAGTCAAGACTGCTGAGCTTACGGGTGCTGCATCACCGTCCCCTGTCACGAACCCGTGCGCAGAGGTGGTTGTCGAGTCTATCGACCCGCGCAAGCTACCCCTATTCCACTACATCAACGCTGAGTTCCTGCCAGATGCTCCGAAGGACGACACCGACGTAAGTACGAAGGCGTGCTGGCAGCGTCAGGCCCGTACCATCCACGGCCTACTGAGTGACCTTGAAGGGCGCGACAAGCGCAACACGCACCTGAGCACGGAACTGGAAATATCCAAGAGCCGCGTCAAGGAGCTTGAAGGAATCGTAGGTCGTCAGGCCGGTTCGATTCAGAACCAATCTGACTACATCTCGACTCTGCGTGATGAGCGCTATAGTTACAAAGGTCAGGTTCTCAAGAACACCGAGGGCATTGCGGTTGTCAAGTACAGCCAACGTGACTACGAATGGCATCTCGTGCAGAACGGGATCGCGTATCGTTACTTCCTCAGAAGCGATTACTTGCAGGCGTTGCTCACTCTCACCAATGAAATCAACCTAGGACGCGTGCCGGTGAACACCGCTGCTCTGATCCGCAAACCGTACTACTACAAGGAGGACTATGTCTGAGACCACTACCACCGGAACCACCCAGAATCCGCTCAAGAAGAAATTCAAGGGCGGTAAGCAAGCAACCCAGAAGAAGCGTCCAAAGGACAAGCGCACGGAGAAGGCTCCGGTCGTGGTCGCAGTGAAGATGTTCACCCCGGCGTTCCTGTACATCAGTGAATGCTGCGACGTGCCCGGCAAGAAGGAACCGCTGGTGTGGGGTGCGAAGGACAAAGAGGAGAAGAAGTTCTCTGAGAACCACAAAGGAAGTTGGCGTTGTGGTAAGTGCAATAAACCAACAAAGGTACGACGCGTAAAAAATACGGAGGGTGTGCAGATCGTACTTTAGGAGGAACATGGAATACTCTATCGCAGGGCAAGCCCTTACCGAGCGTGAGGAAGCCCTTCGGCTAATGCCGTACCAAGACCAAGGCGGAGTCTGGACGGCGGGATGGGGACACACCGGGCCGGATGTTATACCCGGCAGGGCCATCACCCGAGAGCAGGCGGTCATCTGGTTCCAGCATGACTTTGCCAAATCCGTAACAGCAGTCAACGCCAGTGTCCGCGTATCAGTGACCCAACAGGAATTCGACTCGCTCGTAGACTTTACATTCAACGTAGGTGTACACGCGTTCGAGACTTCCACGCTTTTGAAGCTGCTCAACGCTGGCAACTATGCCGGTGCTAACGCTGCCTTCAAGAGTTGGGTCTTCGTCAAGGGGCAAGTCAACAAGGGACTCTGGAACCGGCGTCAGGCCGAGCAGGACGAGTTCACATCAGGAGGTACACCGAATGGATGAGAAGGGCGTTTTCATTCGCTACGATGAAGGGCGTAAGGAGTTCGTGCTGACGTTGCGCGTTCCCGGTACGCCGGACTTGGAGACCTCGGGCGGCTTGCTGTCCGACGCATTCAGGGAGATGGCTGAGCAGTTAGAAGGGGAGGGACTATGAGCACGAAGAGGAAACAGAGTTGGTTCAAGTGCACCGTAGTGGTGTCGGCAAAGAACATCGCCAAGGCACTGAAGCTCTATGGCGAAGAGAACCGGGAAAAGGATTGCCCGGTAGCACTGGCACTGCGCGGACTCAAGCTGCGTGACGTTAGCGTCAACGGATTTTCGACCGCGAACGCAACCAAGGGAGGCAAGGTCTACATCGCCCAGCTTCCTAAGAAGGTGGACAAGTTCATCACCGCATTCGACAAGAGCAAGGAGTCGGCAGCCAAGCTGAAGCCTCTCACGTTCAACGTCAAGTTCGTCCACGAGGAGGACTAACACTTGGACTTCAACGAGTATCAAGACAAAGCAACCTCACTCGCCACCTACCCGGACGTAGGCAGCAACATGGTCTACCCGGCGTTGGGATTGGCGGGTGAGGCCGGGGAAGTGGCAGAGAAGGTCAAGAAGCTCTGGCGCAACCTCGGCATCATGGATGGCAAGAAGCTCACCGTGGAACAACGGGACGCCATCGTGAAGGAGATTGGTGACTGCCTGTGGTACTGTGCAGCACTCGCCAAGGAGATTGGAGTGAAGCTGGGAGCAATCGCAGCTATCAATCTCGTGAAGTTGTTCGACCGCCGTGATCGCGGCGTAATCAAGAGTGAGGGGGACAACCGTTGACAGACATCATCAACGCAACCTTTACACCTGAGGAAGGCGGCAGTAACATTGCCGTCGTCTTCGAGCCTGAGACCTTGTTCACCAAGGCCCAGACCATTGCCAAGTCGATTGCCGCACTCAAGGGCACTGTGACCTCTGACGACGTTTACGAAGCACTGGAAGCGACCGGAGAGAACGTAGCTGAGCTAGGTTCCACCGCTGGCAACCTGTTCCGTAAGGGATTCGCATTCACCGGCACCGAGGTGAAGTCGGCCCGCCCGTCCAATCGCGGTCGCAAGATTCGCGTGTGGAGCTTGGCGTAACGCATGACCGACCCGTTGAAGCCTCCGAGCACACTCCTCGCCAAGTTGGGCAGCATCGTTCACAACGCTCTGCTGCTCACCGGCACCGATCATGACCAGTACCTCCTAGGGGAACTGGAGAAGCACCGGCACGATCCTGAAGTGATGCAGTGGATGGCCGGTATGGATCGCCTCAACCTCTTACCACACATAACCTAGTTTTTCTGCAACAAAACTTGACAAACAACAAAATACCCCCACTCGATGTTTTGAGTGGGGGTTTCTTTATGCTCCGCATGATTCACCTTTAGTAATCGAACAGATGTCGGCCTGCTCATAGAAGACCTGATCCTTGTGCTTGAGAGCCGTGGCCAGCTTGACAGGTGACAAGGGTTGACCTCCTCGTGATCCGTCAGGGTAGCAAGTCATTCCCCTAAGGTGTGGCAAATATCTAACTAGCATGTCACCGAAAGGCTTGACCGTATCCGCGTTGTTGTACTCGCTTCCCCATTGAGGAAGGTTGAGTGTGCTGCTGATCGCGTGATCGACGTAGCCTTGCAGCCACGCTTGAAACGCGATGCGCCGTTCAGGTTCCTTGGCCAGATCGTACGAATCCTCGATGAGGTCAGGATCGACACCCGAGTCAATGAGCCGTTTGGCTGATGGATCAATTACGTATTCGTATGCAACCCGGTCACCGATGAGATTTCTACGCTTATATGCAACGCAGAAGATTGGCTCAAGGCCGGTCGTCGTCTCCGCTACAATTCCAATCGTCCCGGTCGGAGCGATAGCTCGTGTCTTGACAGGACGGGATATTCCGTACGAGTCCGCAATAACTGCTGCAACATCTGTGCTGCGTGCGTAGAGTTCCATGTAAGATTGAAGCTCTGGGTTTGAACCGTATCGGTATCCTCGCTTGAGAAGCCATTCATGAATCCCCATAACCCCAAGGCCGAGTCGCCGGTTCTTGGTGCGTATCTCGCCTACCTTTTCGTACGGCAGGTCGCTGTAGAGCGTGCCAGCCAGCAAGAACCGCACTCCTACGCGCACTGCCAACTCCATCTCTTCGAGCGTGTAAATCTCCGCCATGTTGATCGAGCCAAGGTTGCACACATCCGAGTCATCCCGGCTGGTCACCTCAGTACAGGCGTTGCGTAGGTCTTCGCCGTCGTTCTCGTCACAGTCAATACTGAATCCCGGTTCACCAGTCTCAAGCATGTGGCGTACAGTGTCCCAGTAAACCTTCTGGGCCTTGTCGTGCTTCGGGTGCTTCTTGTTGTGGTAAGCCTTGAAGAACTCGGTATCAAGGCCAACGCTGATGTTCGTACCGTCCATAGGGGCCGGGAAGTTATAGTCCTTCTCCTTGAGAGCTTTGACCTCATATGACCAATCCTTCATACGAATGAACTCGTCTATGTCTGGATGCCACCACTTCAAACCTGCCCAGATCGCGGATCGTCGTGCTCCGCCCTGCTGTATGCCACGTCCTGCACAGTTCGTCATTTCCATAAGGGCTAATGGCCCGGTGGCTGTACCGCCTGTGCGACGGATGATTGCTCCTCGCTCACGCACGCGACTGTACTCGATTCCGATACCTGCGCCGGTCATAAGACTCATGGCGCATTTGTGAAGGTGTTCGGCCCAACCCTCACGGCTGTCTTCTGCCCGCATGAGCAGGCAGTTTTGAACTTGATGGAAGGATCGTCCTGATGCGTACAGGTATCGACCTCCGGGGATGAATTTGCGTTGGGTGATAAGGGCGGTGGTCTCGGCAATCTCTGCTTTCGTTGCGTTGACCGCGCCCAGTACATTCTTGGCTACGCGGTGTGCTATCTCGGCCCAAGTTTCCTTAGACCCGTCGATCTTCGTGTGCGAATACTTCTGTTCCATGATGCGCCTTGCGAAGGCACTCATCTCGGTGTTCAACTTACAACTCCCTCTTTACAACGTTGTGCTACAGAACCCCTCGAAAAAGGGGGTTTCGTTACAATATGTGGTGAATGACTATGGCCGCAACTGCACCGGCCCCAACTCCTACTCCGTAGAAAAAGCTGTGGAGCTTCCCTCGTCGGGCCGTTGCCTTGCACGCTGCCAGATTCTTGTCCCCGGCAACTTGCGTATCCGTTACGGTTTGCTTCAGGTTTGTGATCTGCTCATCCTTCGTCGCGCTGAGGTCGTCGGCTGCGGCAAGCTCCTTGGTGAGGTTTTGGTTCTGGGTTTGACTGTCCGCGAGGTTGGCGGTCAGCACGGGAAGCTGCTCAAGGCTCTCAGTGGCCCTATACGAGGCCGCTGGTGAAAGGGTGAGGCCAGAGGTCGTCGGAACCACATCGGTCGCTCCTACCCCCAAAAGCGTGCCAAGGCGAGTGCCTAGAGCGGGCATTGGGAGGGCTGCGTCAGCTTTTTGCTGTACTTGGAGCACGGTCGTCCGGTTTTGCATCGCTGCGGTCAGCGCGGAGTTCTGCTGGGTGAGTTGCTGAACCAGCGCGACGTACTCCTGCTGTTGGGCGGCGGCGGCCTGCGCCAGTGTCGCGTCCTTAGCTTCCTGCTGGTTTAGCACTTGAGTTGCTTGGGCTGCGACTAAAACGTCATGGGCAGCTTCATGATCAAGTACCTTGTTGTACAGGAAGACCCCGGCGAGGATCGCAAGGAAGATGATGAGAATGCGTTCATGCTTTTGAAGCCAACTGCGGGCCTCGGCCACTTCGGTTTGTAACGTACTTGGTTCGGGTGTGGTGATGACTGGTGTTGCCATAAAAATCCTCCATAGACAGCAAAACGACCGCCCCGAAGGGCGGTTAGGTTCTGCGAAACTTCTTCATGAAGAGACCATACAGGACAGTAAAGTTGTCCGGGGTCTCGGTTACGGTGATCGGGTCGTAGCGTTCTCCCGTTGGCTTACAATAGAGTTCGTTGATACGATTCTCCATCTCCACAACAGTGAGATACTGCTCTACCAGATATTGTTTAGGCATCGTCAGCGTCCATGTCATCGTCGCAGACTTCAATCGGGTTGTACCGACTTGGGACGATCTTCGGATTGTACCGGCTGGCGATAACCTTTGTGCCGACCGGGACGGACTCGACAACCTTCAACAGGGTGTTGTCCGGCTTGTCGTTCTTAGGTACTTCATTTGGAATGTAGGTCAAAATGGAACCTCTTCTTTCGCGGACTCGAAGGCTTCGATAGCTTCAAGCTCGCGCACATCTTGGTCCTTCAGCATCCAGCGTTTCTTGTTGCTGATCTTGGCGTGGGTAACTGGGTCTAACACTTCTAGATTAGTCCACTCTGGGTTGAGCTTGTTCTCGTCTCGGTGGTGGACCTCTTCGCCTTCTTTGAGTTTGCGACCGAGCATTGCCTCTGCCACCAAGATATGAACGCGTACATCTCTGCACGGGCCGGACTTGACGACGAGGTATCCCTTCTTGTCGATGCTCACTCCACCAGAGAACGGAGGCATTATTTCACCTTCGCCTTGCGGGTCTTCTGCTTGAGCTTGATGGGCGGGTCGAACGCATAACCGTTGTAGAACAACACAGCGGCCCCAAGCCACCGGGCCTCCTCTGAGGTCGGCATGTGCCGCTCCTCGTTGCTCAAGACGATCTGCGCTATGCGAACGTTACTAGGCCCGCTGCGCTTGAGTGCGAGGCGGGCTTCATCGTTCAGTACGACCGTTTTGGTTTTATAATTGACCTTGACTTTGCTCATCGCGTTCCCTCCAACTTAGCCAGTCTTCGCATTCTTTTCTGCCCTCTTCAACTTTATCAGAGCACTCAAACTATCTAACTGCTTCTCCATAAAGTCAAGGTCTTCTGCATTCTTAGGACGATCATCCACCAACTTGCTCTTTGCCTGAGCATCAAGCAATATGGCACAACAAGCTATGGCATGGCCCAGATGATGCACCTTACTGTCAGTAGCTTGTTCCTGACCCTCAAACCAACACTGGAGATGGCGCATCGCCGCGTCCACATAGATGCTGGCAACCACTGACTTGTCGCGCCAGTTGTAAGGCCCGTACTTCTCTGCGCCATCCATCATTGCCATTGCTCCGTGCGCTACAGCAATAACTGGTAGTTTTGAAAGTGAAACCTTGGTATTCCCCACAAGGTCTTTAGGGTTGGTTGAATCGGCTTTTGATTTTGGTGCAACTTCTACTGTCAAGGTCTCTCCTTACCTTTTCTTCAACGTCAGTAACTTAGAACGAAACCATACACCCAAGCAATACGCAAATGAGTCAAAGCGTGTGTAGCGAATGACAACTGCCTGCCACGGATCGCGGTCGATAAGCATGAACCGTTTTCCGTCAACGTGATTGAACACCTCGCCTATCGCTACATCGGCAAGGTCGCTGCTGGGGCTGTAGTGATGTCTGATCTTGAGCAGGGGCACCCTGCGGCGTAGGCTCACTTCTGCACCCACGCTTGTGCTTTGCGCTTGATCCAGTCGGCGGCGGCGTCGAACCAGTAGTACCTAGTCACCGACAACGCGGAGCGCGTCTTCTTCTGGATGCGGTACTTCTTACCGTTCCACTTGAACACCTCTCCTGTACAAACCCCCTCAACGGCCTCTGGTGTAATCGTTATGTCCATTGATCACCTCTGGAAACATTATACATGATGATCTGTAGATAGTCAAGCGGCCAATCCCTGACTATCTACAGATGTACGTCTCAAATACAACGCAGCGCGATATCCTTTAGCTGGCATCAATCGGTCTCTGTATGGTAAAACTGTGCCACAAGTCCTCGCTCTTTGTTGAACACCAAGCCCTCAGCTACGCGCAAGTTTCCAACAAAGTTGTTATCCGAGTGCCACGCGTCAGGTGGAGTCAAAGAGCTTAGTGTACGTACCCGTACACCAAATTTCTCATCCAGTGCTGACTTGTGTTTATGACCAACGTGAACCTCACGGAACTTTGTTCTTCCGAACTCGCGTGGATACTTTGACGCGATCCATGCCGCGTAATCAGCTTGTTTACCTTCATGACCATGTGTGAGAACTAAAAATGTTTCTCCCCACTCGACTGTCTTGTGCATCGACGGCCCGTTATCTACGAGCACGTCAGAGTAGTTGTGGAACCTACACTCAAGGGAATCCCCAAGCGTGAAGGTAGAAAGGGTGTCATGGTTGCCGGGCACTAGCTTCACTTCCACAGGTGCCAACAACCTCAACTTCTCGACCGTCTCTGAAAGCATCTCCCGAACCATGCGATACGTCTTGCGGAACCGTACGTCAGTATCCACCTTCGTACCGCTGTACGTAGTGCCTTGGATGTTGTCCGATTGCAGAAGATCATTACCCACGCCTAGAATAATCTTGTCGAAGGTGTAACCTTTGGTCGCAACTAACAGACTGTCCACGGCATTGCGATAAGTCGCAATTGCTATCGGAGTGTCGTAGTTTTGGTAACCTGTCTCCTTGGCCCAGCAGAGCTTGCCTGCGTGCAAATCTGGGATCATCAACTCCAGCAAGTTACCGCTGGATTTAGCAGAGTGAATCACTGACTTCGGTACACGTGCGACCTTCTTGACCTCATCCTTCAGGGCTTCAATCTCCTGTCGAACGTCGATCATAACTACGTCGCGGATCAGTGTCGCCTTGACTTGATACAATGGCTGTGTAGCAGGTTTATCGTTGCTATCCTTGAAGCCCATCTCCCAGCAGTTGACGACAAAGCGATCTACCTTCCAAATGGAAGTGTCCACCTTAGCGTGTTCAAGAAGCTGAGGAAGCGTGTGGATGCGTGTCTTGGGAAGAGTAATCTCCCACTTGTTCCCAGATACCTCGTTGGTCTCAACGAGCGTAGGTGTGCTCTGCGCCGACTTGCCGGAACCGGCTGCCTGCACAGCGTTGAAGAACCCGCCGAACTTCTCAATGATACTTCGCTCACTAAACGTACCGTACTTGCGGTACTGAACGCGTGTTACCGGCCCATGCTCACGGGCTACTTTCTGAATGTCGGCAAGGATCGCGTTGCTGTCTACATCTTTGTAGGGTGTACTCATCTTCCTCCTGTGGTGCGATTGTCCTTCTAATATAACACAGGAGGACTAATCATGTCAAGCTCTTAGGCGGCTGCCTCTGGCTTGACCACTGCTCGTGGCTTTAGCACGCGCTTCGGCTTCGACTGCGCCGGAAGCATCTGGGGTACTGGTTGAGTGTAGAACGTTCGGAAGTCACTGCGCAATTCTCGCAACTCGTTCACAACTGCATTGGTCTGCGCGTCCACCTTATGCCCGAGGGCTTCGATGGAGCCTTGCGTCTTGGTTACTGCCACGCGTAGGTCAGCAAAATCCTTTGTGCGTATTTCCTTTACCCATTGTACCACCTTCCACACTGCAACTGCAACACTGCCGAAACCGAGAACGAACTTGCCATAGTTGTAAATCACCATAGCGAGTGCGATTATGTCGGGACTAAGTGGTACTGGCATTGGGGTCTCCTTCTGTTGGGTCGGGGGCCGGGCCGGATTGTGCGTTCGGCACGCCTGTCTTGTTAGCTGCGACCACGCGCTTCACCTGATTGGCGACGTACGCGGAGTTACCGGCTGTGATAATCTCAGCCAGTCCACCAACATCAGGAATCGTATGATTGCGTACTACGAGGAACGAAACCCACATAACACAGGCGGAGACTACGAGGAACCCACTGTAGCGGCTATAGGAAGCTACTCCATCCTCGGACAGTGCCTCTCTGAGCGAAGGGGGTAGAAAGCGTTGAATCGCCTTGAGTCCTTTCAGCTTCGCAATGATGTCCTTGAAGTTCATACTGCTCCTATCTGAATAACGCTAGGCTATTCATCTCAACCACCCGAGGATGGTCGTCTTTGTTACTTAGAATCTTGTCTTTGAAAAAGTCTGTCTCAACGTAGCGCGTATCGCACCAATACAGTGCGCCTTTGGCCGGATCGGACGTGCCATCAAATACTGGCTCGATTTCGTGAAGTAAGCGTACAAACTGTGGCTCCCATATCGGCGGAAACTTGTCGCGGTTTGGTTGGTCTTTCAGTGCGCTATGTTTAGGAAGTGAAGCTAAGACTTCTAACCAGTTTCCCCATCCCTTTCGTACGCGGCAAGCAAGGACTCCCATCACTAGAACGCAAGCAAGATGGCCACCCTGCTCGTACATCTGACGCCATGCTTCCAACACAATCTGCCCTTTGAGAAAATCATCCTGTCTAAGTATTTGAAAACACTCCTTTTATTCCTCTTTTTCGATCCCATGCAGCTTGTATACCAGCAATACGTTTAGCTTTATTTGTGGGCGTCTCATTTAGGATAGCTTGTCTAGCACTTTCTGATGTAAACTTAGTCCCAAGTTTATTACCCTTCATCGCATCGCGCCTTTGCTGCCTATGAAGCTCAGTTCGGACATAACCTTTAGGTTTTCTTCCCTTATTAGCCGCTCCGATCTTAGCCTTTTGCTCCGCTGACATTACTTGTCCTAAAGCTCCTTTGCCGCCTCCTGCATGGATATTATAACCTACCTCTGGGTTCCGTGAATCCAATAACATGATCCACAATACTTCCAAATAGTCTAACCATTCACTAGAGCTTGCAGTAGCAAGAACCTCGGTTGAGAAACTGTCAACCCCATACTTAGCCATCGCAGATACGATAGGATGTGAATGCTTTCCCTGCCTAGCCAAGCAACGCTTGTTGCTCAAGTAGGAGTTCAAATTCTTGTGGGTAGTTTTGCCAACGTATATCTTACCGTTGATCTGGTTCGTAAGTTTGTAAATGTACATAACCTATATAAACCCTATCTCCGGTAAAAAGTTGCGGTCAGGGCCACTACTGCTGGCCCTGATCCTCCTTGCCGGTCTTGATATAGTCCTTCATCTTTTGCAATATCTGCAATTGCTTCGGAGAGTACATCGTATTGCCGGAATCTTTCTGCCCAGCTTTCCAATCACCATCGTTAGCTATCACACCTCGGATATACGCATCATACGTTGGGCTGCCAAACTTCTCTTTGGGGCCATTCACATCATCCCACCATGTTGACCGGTTTTGCTGCCGTTTTCTTTCTTCAGGTGTGAAGTTGCTCATGAACTCAGTTCGCAATTGGTTCCAATGTTTGTCGTTCGCCATGCCGTGCATCAAGTCCCCATAGATAGCTTGCTTCAGCGCCTCTGGATTATTCTTTAGCTTGTCATCGTAAACTTCCAAAACATTCTTATTGGGGTCGGGTGAAGGAAATTTGTCATCGCCTTTTTCACCGGCTGACCAATACTCTAGGCTTCCGTTGTTCTTCAGTCCGTACTTAGAACGCTCCGGGTTGGCAAAGACAACTGAGGTATTCTTCAAGTCGAAGTTCTTTGCCATCCCGCTGTTCTCAGACAATACCTGTTTCAAGGTATCGTTCGGGTCAGCGACTTTGGACTTTGTAGCCGTTGACCCTACTGAGGGTTTGGTTGAGCTTGCTGTTCTGCCTGCGGGCCGCCGAGTGCGCCTGCGAGTGCTCCATACGTTGCAACCTTAGCTGCGGTCGGTGTCTTGTTGAGCACCATACCTGCTGCCTTAGCTGCTCCTGCGACTGCACTAGCCGGTTTAGCAATCGTATTGGATACGCCCTTCCACAATGCCATTGCCTTTTGCCCGGCTGCTGGATTGAAGAGTACGTTATCTGCGGCTGCGCTCAGTGGTGTGCCTAGCGGACTGGCCTTGTCAGTGAACGACAGAGAGTTCAAGAACTTCAAGAATGCACTACCTGTCTTCGGTTCTGCTAGAAGACGGGAAATGTCGTTGTAGTTCTTCATGCCCTCGTTGCCAAGCAACTTCTTGAAGTCGCCCGGTTGAAAATGATTGTCAAACTGATCTGGAAGATTCTCAAGCGTTGTTGGAGAAATTGATTTAGTGGCACTCGTGGTGAGATTGCCACCCTCAATTCCCTTTACCGCTGAGCGCAGTCTATCGGCAATGTAATCATACCGTGTTGCCAAAGCATACGTCTTATTAGCGGCTTCTAGTTCTCCCGGCTCCACAACATCAGCATGGTTATTCAGGAACGCAGACATCTGATTGCGCAACTTAGGAACCATCTGCTTCGCTGTGGCTTTGTCGGTTATACTTGCATCCTTGCTCTTCAAGATGCGGTTATAGTCATTCAGATCATCTTGCATCTCTGTGAACGACTGGGGACGTTCGGGCGGCTCTGGAATCTTACTCGTAACCTTAGCATTCGGCCCGAGAGCTTTTTGAGCTTCCTCGGCTGCTTCTACTGCCTTGGCGTGTGGCGAGTCAGGGCCGTATTGCGCATCCCAATCGGCTTGATCTTCACCGGCTGCTTCATCCAGTTTGGAGTAAGTAGGTTTAGCCTCCTTGCGCATCAGTGAAACCAAATCATCTGTGCTCTTGATGTCCCCCGGTTGGATCGTGATAGGTTCATCACCTCGCAAAGATTTCAGATCGTTCAGATAGTTTAGTCCACTGTCTGCAAAATTCTTTCCAAGTGCGTTGACCACGGCAGGTTGTGTTTGCTCTGCTACGAACTTAGCTGCACCTTCCTTAGTAGCAAAGCTGGCTACTCCGCGTGCTAATAGGTTTGGTTTACCGGCCAATGCAGGGCTAGTGGCCCCGACTGGTATACTCTCACCAGCCACACTCGCGGTCGCAGGACGAACTCCTGCGGTACCCGGAGTGACAGACGACGTGGGAGTTATTGGAGCAGACGCAGGAGCTTCACCGCTCGGAGGCGGAGGTACACCAGCAGTCTCAGGAGCGGCTGCACCGGCTTCACCGGCCTCTACCCCTCCTGCTGCCTCACCAGCGTCTCCTAGTGCCCCTAGAACCTTGCCAATACCCATCGTAGTTAGAGGCCCAGTAATGTCACCTAAAGCTGCGCTGTAGTTACCGTTATGAATATCGGTGTCTAGGTTACTGCCGACCTGCTCAGCCGCCCCGCCAACCAAAGGAACTGCTGCAACTGCCCTAGTCCCTGCATGGACTGCCGAACTAAGAGCATCCAACGGATGCCCACCTTTTAGGTCAGACACAACCTTACGTGCTTCGTCGCCGGGATCGAGCACCGCTTGCATCGGGGTCTTACCCTGAGCACGCTGCTCCTTGTACTCGTTCTTGATGGTGTCGATAGGCTGCATGATAATTGCTGTAGCTGCCTTACGAAGGGGACTATCCTTGTCGTTTAGTCCCGCTGTGATAGGCATCGTCAACAACTTGTTCGCGCTTTCTGCGGCAGTTTTGTAATCACCCTTCTGAGCACTAGACACCATCTCGTGATACAAGTCTATCGGTCGCTGGTACAACGCAGCCTTGCCTAAATCCACCAATCCCTTTGCCCCACTCGTCTCATAAGCGCGGCTGAGGAACCCTTCATCCTGTCCTCCCTGAGGGGGAGGTGTCTGTCCCGAAGGAGGCTGGCTCGATTGGTTGGCCACTGGCGCAAACCCCGGAGGTGGCGGGGGTGGCGTAGATGGGGCTGCCGAGCTTTGATCCGCTACAGGAGCAAAGCCCGGAGGTGGCGGAGGTACTTGGGAATTCGGGTTAGACATTCACTTCTCCTTTACTACTTAGGTGCGGTGTACGGTTTCAACGTTTTCGTATCGACGTACTGCTTAGCCTTGTCGTCCCACCCGATTGTCTGATTCGTCTGCGCGTTGAAGTACAGGTTGGTCAGACCGTTAGGGCCAGTGTTAGGCCCGCCGTTATTCGGGTTGGGGTTCTGATTCTGATGGTAAGCGGAACGGCCTACGAGGTCAGGGTTGATGTCCTGACCTGTTAGAGCCTTGTAGCTTCGAGCCGCTTGCGGATCGGCAAACTGAACAGGAGCAACGAACGACGAAGGTACAGATTCATCAAACTGATGATAGCTGGCTTCCTGCTTTCCTTCCAAGTCCTTAGCCCAACTGCGCAATGTGTCCTTCACAGAATTCGGGTTTCCTGTCAAAGCCTTCAAACGATCTTGAATTTCTGGCTCTGAAGGAATACCACCCTTATACGCTGTGGCGACTTCAGTTGCGACGTTCAGCATGTGCGCGTTATAATCTGCTGCACTCTGAATGCCTAACGCTCTAGCAGCACTACGCACACCGGGTACAGTAGAAGTCCAACCAACTGCATCCAAAGCGTTCTGCATGTGAGCCAGAGCGGTATTGACGGCAACTACGTTCTTACCAAGATTTCCGCCCGGTGCGAATTGCTTCAACGCTGTGTGGTACTGTTCCGTCTTGCCTTGATCCCAAGCTGGATATGCAGCGTTGACTAGGTTAGCGAAGTCTCCGCCGTACTGCTTAGCCAATGCGTATGCACTAAGAGTATTGCGACCTTCACCGACTGCCTTCACTGTTGCTGCACGAGGGTCGGTCTTTGATAGTTCATCAAGGAACGCATGGTTCACCCCGTCAGGAGATGCAGGTTGTTTAGCTGCATCATTCAACGTTGGACTACCGAAATCGGCATTCTGCTTCTTACCCGGAATGTCGATACCGTTCTTGATCTTGGTGTTGATTTCCGCTTGGGTACGGGCTGCTGCTGTATCGCCAGCCTTCTGCACCTCTGTGTTCAATGCCTGCTTCTGCACGCTCTTTGCTTCGGCACGCTGCTCAGGTGTGTACTTGCCTTCCTTGTCAGCAATGACTGCATCTGCGTTAGTCGGTGTGATGACCAGATTCTTCCGTACCTCGGCTGCCTTGGCGTCCGCTTCTTGATTAGTCTGATTGATCTTCGCCTTCTCAATTGCGCCTGCTGGGATGAGATTCAAGAACTGCCCGATGACTCCGCCGTCCACCTTATCCTTGCGCATTGCATCTGCGATTTGGTTCAGCGGTAGCGATGCATACTTGCTGATCGTTTGCAAGCCCTTAGTAGTGAGACTGCCATCAGCAATCGCACCCTTCAAACTAGCCTCGAACTTGTTCTCATCTGTGGGGTCATTCAACCCAGAGAACTGCTTGTCGAATTGTGCCTGTGTCAGCTTCGCTCCTGCAACCTTCTGAGCTACATCCACAACCAGTGCTGCTTTGATTGGGGCGGAACCTACGAAGTCCTGAGGTACTGCCTTACCGTCAACCATCTTGAAGGTGCCGGGTATGCGCCACGTAACCGCGTCCTGAGCGACCTCATCTGGCATCTGAATCTTCTTGCTAGGGTCGATAACGGTGTACGTGTTCTCGTACCCATCCGTCTTACCGTCTGCGCCGATGTGCGGAATTACACCATCTGGAATAGCCATGTCTTTCGAGACGTGATACTTGCTGAGCAAATCACTCTCATGCACACCACTATCGAGGATTGCACCTACACTGCGCAGGTTGTCGATGACAGGGGAACTGTCAGCTACCCACTGCTGGTGCTGTGTGTAATCCAGTTGCGTCAACTTGATTGCATTCGAGTGCGTGGTGAAGTTGGCGTTTGTGACTGCGGCCTGTCGTGCTAGGTCTTGACTGGCCTGTTGATCCTGTTCTTGCTGACCTGCCTGCGCTGCCTGCTGACTCTGGCCCCCGCTTTGGAAACCCGCTGCGAATGCTTTGCCCTCGTTACCCGGCCCCTTCTGTGTGAGACCTGCGGCTGCGCCACCAAGGGCTTCCATAGCAACTGCTAGTAGCAGGCTCTTAGTGCTCACTTGGTTCTGCGTACGCGATACCTGACCTGTCACAGGATCAACGGTAGTTGTGAAGTGCGGCCCGCCTGTGAGCATGGTCGCAATTTTGTTGATACGCGTAGCTTGCTTGACGCCGGGGTCAGTAGGAGGAACTTGATACGCAGGCATCGCCTGTTCTTTGTTCTTCGGATCGTTCGGGTTCAAACCGATCTTGCTGGTGTCAGCGTCTTCGGTCGGTACTTGCTGCGAGTTGTTATCCCCGCCGTTCACTGTCACAGACTGCTGCACAGGAGGGATCGCGGCAACTGGGCCTTGACCTGCTGTGTTCTCGGAAGTAGCTGGAACGGATGGTTGATCAGTTTGCACTGCGGGCTGCTCAGTCTGAACTGCCGGTGCGTTTGGGTCTGCCATTGGTACTTGTGGATTGCTCATTGTTTACCTTATCCGTTTCCGAAGAACCCTACGCCTTTGCCAAGGTTCGACATGCCGCCCGTTGCAACATCGCCTGCGATACCGCCGAGTGCGCCGGTCACTGCCTGCACCCAAGAGTTGTTCTGCTGCGCTACTTGGTTCTGCGTATTAGCCGCCGCGCTGCCTGACCCGGTTGCGGCTTGCCCTGCACTTGTTGACGCGTTGAATACATTAGGGGCGCTTTCCAAACCAGACACCGCTGTGTCATAATTCTGCTGACCAGTCTGGTAGTTATTCAAGTCGATGGTGTTCAGTTCGTTGGCTGTGTTAGCCGCCGCGCTATTCGCCACGCCGAGGTCGGTTGCTGTCTTAGAGCCGCCGTTGACATCAGCTACGTTACCGCCGCCATTCGCTGCCTGCGCTTCGCCCACTGCGTACTTCGCGTTGTTGTATGAGTTTCCTGTTTGCGTAATGGCCTGCGACTTGAGGGCCGATACTTCTGCTGGGCTGAAGCCTTGCTGATCTGGCCCTGCTGCAACGGTAGGTGCGAATGTGCTCACTAAATCGTTGAACACTGTTGACGAATTTCCGAATACTTGCTGAGCTTGCTGTGTCATCTGAGTATACGCAGAACTCTGCGCATTTGCAACGTTGGTCAACCCTGCTCCTGCACCGCAGAGCTTAGCAACTGGGCCGTCATACTCAAAGGACTCTTCTAGGATCGGAACGTAGGCTTGCTTGCCGTTGTCCCATTCCATTTCAATACGTGTGTAGATTTTCATTTAGATGTACTTCCTCAGTTCGCCCTTTGCTACTTCCTTGAAGCCTAGCTCTCGTTTGCAGAACACGGACAATGCCCGCACGTTGGTGAAGAATAGAATCTGGTTGAAGCCGTTGCGCTTGGCCTTCTCTACCAGACTGGGGAAACCATCGAGCATCGCCATTCGGTTTCTTTCGTTGGCCTCGTTGTCTACATACTGCACGTCGATGCGCAGCACCTTTCCTTCAGGCAGTTCAATACCTTCGCCCCTCAAGAACAGAACTTGGCCGTTGTCATCTTCGTACACCTTTGTAATGGTACCGGGACGAAAAAAGAACTCAACTTTAGTTCCTAAGTGGTGTGGGTCGCGTTCCAAGCATAGCTCCAAAAGAGCTACGTCCTGCGGTTCAATCCAACGGTCAGTCAACTTGTTCATGCTTGCTCCTAGAATGCGAAGACGAAAGCGCCGCCACTGGCCGGATTCACAACTGTGATCGACGTGGGGAGAAAGTCAGAGCCGAAGCTGTTAGTAGCTTGCAGCGTGAACGAGTACATCCCGGCTGTCGTCGGTGTTCCTGAGATGGTGCTGCCGGACAAAGTTAGTCCGGGTGGAAGGCTGCCAGATGACACCGAATAAGTGATCGGCGGCGATCCAGAAGCGACTGAAAAAGTCTGACTGTAGGCTGTGCCTACCGTCCCGTTGGCAAAGGTAAAGCTCCCCCATATCGGAGGAGCGGCTGTGCTTAGAACCGCGTAGATATTGACCTTGCTTACTGATACACCAACAGGCGGGGTCAAAACACTGTACGTGTTTACCTTACTGACTGACACACCGACAGGCGGCGTCAGTAGGCTATAGATGTTTACCTTACTTACGTTTACGCCTGTTCCGGTTGCCATTTTACGAAGACCTCATATCCACTTGAATTGTGTTCAACTGCGTTTGTGTCCAAGCGGCAGTGGTCACTGGGTTGTTAGCGAAGTAAGTCTCGTTGTTGATGAATGCTGTGCCTAGCGCGGCAGATGGAGCACCAACGGAAACTGTGCCACTCAGGTTGAACCCGGTGGCTACCTTTGTCGCGGTCGATCCTGCTGTAGCAGACATACGAGCGTTCACCTTCAACTGCCTAACTGCAAACGTGCCACTCGGAACTGCCGTGACGTTGTACTGCTGGTCTTGCGCAACCGTGTTGGTGAAGTTAGAGTTTGCATCGTTGACGGTGGTTGGGTTCACCGCCGAAAACAAACCTGTCCACTGATCGGTAGTACCTGCGCTGATAGGGGCCATCGTCAATAGAGAGAAGGATCGTGTGTCCTCGTTGGCTACGATTATTTCGGAGAATCGAGAATAAAAGCTGCTATTGATACCCCACAGAAACACACTGTCAAAGTTAGTCATACCTGTGACAGTAACGTCGCCTGTGAAAGTAAACAGAAACGCCAAATCCCAATAGACATTCACCGTTGCCGTTGCCCCGTAGTTGATAACCTGCATATCCAGTCGGTGAAAAGAAATGCTAGGAAAGCTGACACCTGCCTCTGCCGCTAGTTGAGTTGCAGTGGTGCCGTCATATTTGATGAGAGCTACTTTACCTAGCGTTGTGGCGTCCAAACCAATGAACAAACCTTTTGTGGTTCCGCTCAATCCGAAACCAACCATCTTCATTCCAGTTCCTTCATTGGAACTGTAAATTCTTGCAGAAACCCATGCAGAAGTTATTGCTCCACCCGGAAACAACGTGCTCTTCATAGGTGAGGCAGTTGTTCCTTCTATACCGCACCGTGCGTACCCGGCGCGAAATACTCCCGCCGTTGTGTCACCGAATACGCCGCCGCCGTTCGGGAAGTCGATGTCTTCTCCCCCTTGCCAAAGAATGCTCATGTTATGTCCTCGTTACGTCGAGCACAAGCGACAGGATGGTCGCGGTGCTGACGCTTGTCAAATAAAACTCGATCACGTCGCCTGCGGTGACCGTGGTAGTCCACCCGGTCAATGTTGAGCTTGTTGCTGTTTGTGATGTCGTCACCGCAGGCGGTGCGCTTGCTACGATGCTTGTGGTTGTTGGGTACGTCGCGTAGTTGGACTTCTTGATGTCGAACTGTGCGCTGCCGCTAGAACTGTTCGTGATGATCGTCCATGACGTTATCGTACAAGAGTACGGCATTTGTATGAATCCGAGCAACCCGGTGTTAGGCACGGTCGTTCCATAGATCGAGACCCCGACTCCGCCGACCGAAACGTTCTTGATCTTGACGACTCCAGCACCAGCATCGGTGATGCTAATGCCTGTGTCATTCGTGAGGTTGAGAGTAGTCTGACTTCCGTTTGGAGTTCCGTTGGTCTCAAGCAGAACCGAGGCTACCCCGGTCTGGTTGATCGTGGTGACGCCTGCTGCCGTCGTAGCTGTGACCGTGCCTGCTAGGTTCAGGTCAAGCTCATTCACTCCGTTCAAATTGACCACTGTTGCGGGCATGAATCACTCCTATGCGGTAAGCCAAGTTGTTCCGTTGCAGAACACAGGGCAAGTAACTGCTCCACCACTGGTGTACGTTCCCATCCATGTAGGCAGGGTCGCATCACTTACAACTGCCCGCGCTCCAGTCAAACCTACACTAGCCGCAGGTAGTGGCGTACCCGCTGCGCTATATACGGCTGATGCTCCGAAGTAGGTGGCAATCATCGGCCCCATGAACAAAGATGGCGCAGTGCCCACAGAGTGAATCTGATACGGTGTGGTAACACCCGCAACCGCAGTCTCGTTCAGGAAGATTCCATCATACTCACCGATGGTTCCACCGCCCATAAAAACCACGTCACCGTAAAACTGTGCTGCATGGTTTATAGTTCCACCCTCGGCCCCAAATGCAGCTATGTACCCGTAGGCGTTGTTAGTAGTTCCTGAACCAACCTGAGAGTAGTTTTGATTTATCCCAGTGTAGTATCCGACATTGCCATTACCAACATTACCGTCTCCGGTGATGTTAGAAGTGATTTGCAGCAGATCCCCATTGCCGGAATTTACACTCGCGGTATGGAAGGCTGTTAGATTCACCGGCACCCCAGTGTTAGCGTTTCCAACTGACTCGGCAGATAAAATCATACCGCTAGGCTGGGCATTGCCTGCGCCAGTAGTGGCGTCTTGATTGTACTTAATGTTTACCCAGACGCCATACGGGGTGCTGTTCGGTATGGGAGCACCTACAGGATTCTCAGAGACTCCGATATAAAGTCCATTCACTCCGTTAGGGGCAGTGGAAGTTTCGCTAATGACCTCTACAGTGGATGCTGTGAAGTCGCCGTTGAGTACAGGGTCGCTAACGGGCGCTCCGTCAACTACAGAGCCAGCGCCAAGAGCAAAATGGTTACCGTCTGTGGTTCCTCCGGGTGCCCCCGCAAAGTCGCCCGAGTTGTTGTACTGAATTTGAGAAGTAGAACCTCCGGGGGTTCCACCGCCCCCACTCGAAACGTTAGCCGAGATATTACCGAACTCATCGGACTGCCACGCTACGTTGGCCTTTCCACCGGGGGCTACCGGTGTAGTGCTGTTGAGATTCACGTTCTCGTACTTGAGAATGTAATCACGAAGGTTTGTTGGAATTGGAAGTGCTGAACTTGACATTGAAGTCTCCTTATAGACCAGTCTGGCCCGCTGCAACGCCGTACCAATTGGTGTCAGTCACGTTGTAGAAAATCTGCTGAATGCTGTGCTTGTTAGCTGTGGTGCTTGGTGCGGTCACTCCGATAAAGAAGGCTGGCAATGTGATCGCGTGTCCAGTCCCGTCTTGCACCCAGAATAGCGTCATGATCTGCCCATCCGTGGGGTTGTTCACCACGATAGATGTGATAGCTGCGTTGACGTTTATCTTCTGCTTGTCTCCGGTTGCTGCGTTGATTGTGAGCACGCCTGCTACCGGGGTGTTGGTCGTTGGTGCGTTAGCGGCTGGACCGGTGTACGCGGAGACGTTGCCGGATGCGTCGGATTGCCAAACCACGTTGAACCCTCCCGAAGGGGCTGCCGGAAGTGTTGAATTTAGATTTATCATTTCTATCGTAACCTCACTACGACCCGTTGACTAGGATCGGCTTCACTACATTCACGCTTACCAATCCATCATCGCTCAGGGTCAAACCGTTGACCTGAATGGTAGCTATAAGAGTTGGTTCCCACTGCGAGTTGTTGGCATTGTATTCAATGCCTGATCCCGGCAACGGGGTAGTGCTGGACAACGGTATGCTTTGCAGTCCTGTAACAGCTACGCGATTGTTACCTGCGCTGCTAGTTACATCGCCGATTAGAGGATAAATCCCGGCCCCTCCCGGTTGGATGCATTCCCTATTCATAGCTAAGCCTCAAGAGGTACGTACTGGAACGTCACTGTAATCGCATCGCTGTTCGTATCAAGGTTCGTCACGGTGACGTAGATGTTAGTCGTCTGTGGCGTATCCGCGTTCGCGCCCACTCGGTCTTGGAATGACCATGTGAACGGAGACGTATCTAATACGACATCGCAGATGATGTTCTGCGCGGTACCTGCTGCCGGGGGAATGTCTAGCCCGCGCCCGAGGTCTCCGCTCTGGGCCGCCGCCGTACCGTAAAGCCGAACTCGTGCTACGGAATTCACCGCGAGGACGAGCAGTTGAAACGACCGCGAGAACGACATCACGCCGGTAAACTGAGCGTTGGGTGACAGGACGGCGGTTGTTATGGTCGAAGTCTTGGCTACGATGGTGGTTGTTGAGCCGCTAGAGCCACTAGAAGCCGTCGATGCGCTGGCGGTGGTAGTCGAGGCGCCCCCGTTGATAACGACGCTCTCTGGGGTCAGGAAACGCACCTGAGGGACGTTCCCTTGTAAATAAAACGAGCGAAGTGAATCCGCCGTAGCTTGGCCTAAAATAGGCAACGGACACCGCATAGTGTTGGAACGAGGCGGCTGAAGATTAGAGTTCGGAGTAGACGGCTGACCTGCACTCGGGGTGAAAGGAACATAGCCGCTAAGGTTTGTCGAGCTTGAGTCATTGAGCGGCATATTCCCTCACATACTGCGCAGCTTTAGCCAGCGTCTCTGGATTGTCTCTAAACATGCCCAAACCTTTATTGCAAGCGGGGCACAAAATCTTTCTAACCTTGCCTGTCGAATGACAGTGATCTACGCAAGGCACAACCAAATCCTCGCCGCACACGGCGCAAGCATTGGCTTGGTCTGCCAACATACTGTCGAACTGCTCTAACGTTATACCATACAACTTCCTCAAGTCTCTTTCTTTGTGCCAAAGATTACCAGACTTCTTATATACCCTTGAGTTTATAGCTTTTGCTTTTTCTGGGTTTTTAGCTATCCATTCCCTGTGCAATTCGTTCCATCTTTCTCGATTATTTTCAACCCAGTTTCGGGTAGACTCTAAACGACAAATACGGCACTGCCTTTTACCGCTTGCGCGGACACAAGTATTTTCTTCAGTATACTCATGTCCGCGCTTGCAGTGCGTTCTTTTGGTTCTCATTTACACCTCTACGCTTCTTGGAGAAACGCACCAAATACGGTCATGGTTTGTAATTCATTTGCTGCGTTTTCCACTGCCCAATTCACACGTATCTGGCAGTGCCTGCAAACTGCCTCTGATTCGATTCCCGGCAGGTCACTCATGTAAAACCGCTGTGCGAAGAACGACGTGCTTGGCTTCAGCGTCGGCGGATCGTTCTCCGACACCGTGATGGTCGGCCACGGCCCTGTGTAATACGGTAGCGCGTCATCAAAGATTACGGACAAGCTCAACGGTGTTCCCGTCTTCACTGATTCGGTCGTGATGAAGCTAACTACTGCAACCTGCCCCGGCTGTGCCAGAACAGCAGAACCCACTACTGTCCATGCCGTATAGCTTGTGCCGTTGTCCTGAAAGTTACTCAGGCTTCGGTTCAAGATCGGCCCTGTGGCTGTAGGCCCGATAAGCAACTTGTGCGAACCGGGAGATACTTCGATACTCTGCACTGCTCCTGCACCTCCCACGATCTGCGCGAACGGAGACCATGTGTAACCTTGTTCAGGTGTCGGTGTGGGCATGAGTCGGTACCAACCAGTCGCGCCGTCACATACGTACCATCCCTGATCCTCACCGGACACATGCCAAGCAACGTAAACGTTCGCAGCGTTCCAAGAAGTTCCAACACCGCCGTTGTTCAGGCGAAGCTGGTCACCGATTGGGAAGCCTGCGTAGTCAACGCCCGAGGACGGGTCGATGATGCAGAACTGGTTGTCCGTAGTGAAGAACCCGATGATCGAGCCGTTCACGTCTAGTGCATTGTAGCTCAGCAGGCCCACTCCCTTCATAAGTGGAATGCCGCTCTGGATAGGACTCGATGCTGTCCCCGACCCTTGGATCAGGTAGACATCGCTCACCGTAAAGACCAGAGCACCGCTTGCTGTTGGTACGATGCGTTTCACTAGCGACGGGAAGCTGTCGTAGTTTAGAGGCGACGTACCGTTGATGCCATTTCCATCCGGCGTATCTGGGCCAGAAGTCCAGTACACGATGTTGCCAATGCTGTAGAAGATTCGGTTCAAGTGGTAGGTCAGATTGATCGCGCCCAATGCAGGCGGCGTGTTCTCCCCTTCCAGTGCTGCTTGAATCAAATTGTTCAGCCCGGTGTCCGGTGTACTATCGACATATCCGCTTACGAGGTACGTTGACAGCGGCACGGTGTACTCCGTCGTCGCACCGGGAATCAAGAACGGTGTTGCTTCTCCGTCAGTGGTTCGATAAATGGCAACGAAGTCGGCCTGCGGATCAATGTCGGCTAGGGCAGGAAGTCCTGCGCCGGGAGGGATGGTGATTCCCGCAGCACCGATGAAGTTTCCGGTAGCTGTAGACAAAGGAGACGCATTCGATACGGTATCGTCCAGTGTGTTGACCAACGCTACTGCGTAGCTCCACCCACCGTTGAATGTGCTTACCGTTCCGGCTGGCGGTGCTGCTGCTATGCCTTGGTTGATCCACGTCAGATTAGGATTGTCCGCTGTCAGAGCATTCAACGATGTCGAGAACGTCGGCGCAACCGAACCGCTGTAGCCAGTTCGATACGGGCCTTCTTGGTAACCGTTCGTGTCGATGATCGTAGTGTCCGGCAGTGTGAAGCCTCTTAGTGCCTGCCACGTGAAGTCGGCAGTAGGCCCAATGTTATTCCACGTGTAACGACCAGCCGACTCTTGCACGCTTGGGTACGCGGGCGCAAAAGCTGTCGTCCACGAAGGCCAGATCGGTTGCACTGTACCGCTGATCGCATTGCCGTTGGCAATCGGGAATCCTTGAGCGTTCCAAATCAAGTCGAGACCTGAATGGTACCAGTATGCGAAGTCAATCTCTACTGGATACGAACCGGCTGTCGGAACGTTGACTGTGAAGGTGTCGTTCCATTGACCGCCTCCGCCCAGACCTCGGTTAGTTCCACCGAAGACTGTGTAGCCTTGGTTGGCTGTTAGAGTCTGTCCAATCGGGTTATCGTTCGTACCGCTAATGAGTGTTGCCCCGCCTCCCATACCCCAGATCATTCCATCATGGTGTTGGCAGGTCAGTGAATACTGTCCAGCCTTCGGGAAGAACAAGTTGCCAAGCACGATCAACTGATAGTCGTGAGTAAACGCAGGGAAAGGGTTAGTCGTCCCAGTAGTTGTGCCTGCTCCGTTGATCGTCGCCCACACCATCGTAGCACCCGTACCTAACGCTGCCCCGGTCATGCTCAAGCTGGTAAGTGTTGTTGCACTTGCCAATGCGCTGCCTGTAGTCGTTGGGTTGGTCAGGTTGAAACATCCAACCGGCCCTGAAGTGACGTTGTTGTAGATATACGCGCTGATGTTGCCTGTGATGTACGGTTGCGACGGTACAACTAGATTGAACAAGCAGTTCGTACCGGATGCGTTACCGATTAGGTATTGCCCCGGAGTGAATGCTGACCCAGCCAACGTCTCCGAAACGCCTGCGGTGTTCACCAGCGTCAAGGTTGTTGATGTCGATGCGCTGCACAGGAACGTTCCGTTATTGACTGCGTTATTGAACCCCGAGATGATGAAGGTCGAACCTGCGTAGAAGTTTGATGCTCCTCCTGTGATAGTTCCCGTGTAAACTGTATGACCGCCGCTGTTGTTCGCAACTGCGCTCAAAACTAAAGTGCTCTGCGGAACGTACGCGGTACTCGCTGCCCACGCAAGAGAGGCTGCGGTTTGAATCATGATCCAAGTAACTCCACCATCCGTGGTCAAATTGCCCACTGAGGTAGCCCACGTCACCGGCCCTGCGCTGCTGGTGCCAGCAACGGTGACCATTTGCAGGTTCCCGTTTGAGTCTATGATCGCGCCTGCGATGGAGTAGTAAGTGTTCGCTACCCAAGCTGAACGAGACGTTCCGACTGTCGGCACAACTGCCACACCGTCGTTGGCAATTCCCCAATTCTCAATAGGGTTGCCACGGTTAGTCCAGACCACGCCACCATCGGTTGTGAGTCCACCTTGGTAGTCGTTACCGGCTGCCGGTACTACCGTGCTCCATACAGGAGGGGTCGCGTCCGATATGAACGTTGTCCCTCCAGTTAGCTGCTGGATGTTTCCGTTTGTGTCGATGATGAATGTTGTGAAGAGAGGCGTGCTGGGCGTATTCCAAACAGCATTAGCTGCCCATATCTCCAGCGTTTGAAGCCATTTCTTGTTGTCCTGACCGTCACCAAAATATAGCGTGTTGCCGACTGACTGCATATACGCTTGGCCTGCGCCTGCTGCCTTCGTAAACACCAGACTCTTAGCTCCTGCGTACAAAGAGTACAGCGCAGAAGCCTGATCTACCATAACGTCAATCTGCTCAGAATTTGAACTGAACAAACGGAAAGAGTAAAAACTATCCGGGTCTGACCAAGAGTTTGTGTCGTATGCTGGATTGCCGGGACGACGGCCCACTGTGAGGCGTGTCGTAATCTCTGTGTTCAACCCTGCAATAAGAGCGTCTCCCGCTGGGCCGTAGAATTTCTCTACCTGCCGAGTAGTGTTAGCGTCTCGCATTGGGCTGCGGTTCGTCCAGATGCCGGAAGCCCATCTTCCAGTATATATTGGGGCGAAGCGCGTAGGCTTCTGCGCCTGTGCTCCGTTGAGGCCCAAATTATTAGGCATATTGCGTTCTCCTAGTTGAATCCGACCGTTGGTGGTCGTGTGTTTCCGATAGTGATATGTGCGACCGTAGCCGGTGTTGAGTACGTCACTACGAGCGACATGCCATTCAGGTTTATCTGGTTACCACTCGGCAGTGTGCCTGTGATGTTCACGCCTAACCCTGACGACCCGTTGATGTTCGAGCCTCGCAGAGTTGTTCCCCACACATCGGCACTGCTGCCTAGAGAGTAAGGAGTTTGCCATCCACTCAAAGCCGTCAAAGTCTTTGTCGTTCCGACTGGAGTTCCGCCTAGCGTCAACTGCGCGGTAAGCGATACTGTACTCGATCCAGTTACAATACCCGATCCAAGATTTAGTTGGATTCCGGTGACGTACGCGTTAGGGGCAACGCTGTAACCGAAGCTCGTGGCCACGAGAGTCTGAAGCTGCGTCGGCGGTATAGGAGTACCTGTGGTCGTGTACACCACAACTACACCGTAGTCCGAAATAGCATTTGCGAAGCTGTAGCCGGTCCTCGTATCCAGCGTAGATTCACCCTGATTCGTGAATACGATTGAGGGTATGGCGCTTAGATTGGTGCCGATACTGGGCAGGATCGAAGGAGAGCCATTCAATGTAAAGCTTCCCGTAACTCCCGTACCTGTGACCTGAAAGTTGAGGAATGCACCTCCGCCTGTTGCCGTGATTGCCCCCGTAGCATACGGTTGGATACCTATTACCGTGGACCCTGCTGGGAGCGTGGGTATGGGTAGAGGGTAGGAAGCACTGCCTGCTGACGTAGGTGCCAAAGACTGACCATTTACTCCGCCTGTGCCGCGTGTCATAGCAGCTAATGAAGCTGGAAGATCGCCAAACTCGCTTCCAGAAAAAGACTGTCCAAGTGGGCCATCTTTAGGCGTCATATAAAGGGCATGTTGCCCGGCTGATAGAGTGACGTATGAGAAATTAGTAGCGGTGGTATACGCAGTAGTCGGAGTTACAAGGCCCACGTCAAAAGTCGATGACACATCAGCGTGCGTAAAGTTTGCTGAGAACCCAGAAGAAGACAACCCGGACGACAACACAGTGACCGTCACACCATTCAAATATGTCCCGAAGAACATGCCAGATATGGTGACTGTCTGCCCGGATACGAAAGCGTTTGGATTGGTCGATACCGAAAGTACGTTGGAAGAAATAGAAAACGACTGCATGACTACTGCAAGTGCTGTTCCTATTCCAGTGAGTGCTGCGTTGGCTGGGTTTGCCCACACGATGCCTGTGCCCGAATTAGTCAAGGATGTTGGAATGGCTGAGGCGGTGCGTGTGCTCATAAAACCTCTTTAGCTGCTGCTGCCCGGCGTCGTCCCACTGAGGGTTATGCCGACATCAGCGTATGTCGTATCTGCCGTGACCGGCCCTACAATCGTCAATACGTCACCGGCGTTGAAGGTAGTGGCTGATGTGGCGAAAGTTCCGACCCCGCTAGTGTTCACAATCAGAGTACCGATTGAAGAGCCGTTACGATTTAGCGTTAGAGTTACGGAGGCTGTCGGATTGGTGCCGCACGCCGAGACGCTTGGAACCATGTTTACTGCAAAGTTGACTTGACGCTCTACCGGCAAAAGGAGAAGCAACTGGTTGTTGCTCACAGGGCCGGGAAAGAACACGCCGATGTCGTACGTCGTGACTGCGGCTGAGTTGATGTTGACGCGTGCGGGACTCCATCCTGCACCGACATCGTATGGGGAAGGGCTGCTCAGGACTTGCTGTGAATTCGGCCCCCACACAAGCTGCCCGGCTGCGGTGTACACCGAGACAATGTAGTAAGTGTTAGCGGGTGTGAGCACGTCGTTAGGCCACACCGACTGCGCCGGGGATGCGTTGATGTTACCGCTGCTGTCAAGGTTGATCTTGAGTGTGCGCCCGGCTGTAATCTGAATCTCTGGGCTTGCGCCTGTGACCTGAGCGTCTTGGCTAAGCTGCATGATGATGTAGCCATTCGCTACTACGTTTCCGAGTGCATCCTGAAACGCTCCACCTGATAGTTGTACTTTTGATGCTGGCATAAGCGTCTCCTAAAACGTAATAACGTCCGGCCCCTGTACAAGCTGGCCGGAACTCGTATACACCGAAAGGATGTAATACGAACCGGAGGGGGTTAGGCTGGCGTTCTGCCAGATGAGGTACGATCCGGTGATTGTACCTGTTGTGTCGAGCGGAATCTTTGTCACAAGACCACTGCCGATCTGCGTGTTACCTGTCGTCTGACAGTCGGTTGATAGGCTGATGTCAACGTGACCACCAGCTATCGGGTTTCCTTCAGGATCGAAAAACTGTAAAGCAGGGAAAGTTATTTGCGCCATTATGCTTACTGCCTTTCGAGATATAAGCCTTACGCTTTGCCGGGTCTTTGAATGGCATGTTTATTGTCCACGAGCCTGATAGCCCTGCTGCATTCGGTCTTGGTTAGACACTGGCTGCCCTGTGATCGACTGCCACTCCTGCAAGAAGATGTTACGCTGCGTCTCAGTCAAGCCTTCCGACGCTCCAAGCAGACCGGCGATGAACTTTGAGTTCGCCATCTGGAATCGAGGATCGTCCGCGAACAACCACATCAAGCTGAGGAATCCCCAGTTGTATAGTCGAGCGTACTCATCAGGGATAGGTGACCATGTTTGGTTCACCGTGGTGAAGAGCGGAGGCTTCTGCTGCAACGTTATCGCTACAGGATATGCCGCGTCAGGACAAGTCAGCAATCGGAAGGTCACGTTACCGAGACCGTCATCAGACTGCGCCGAGATGAACTGAGGTCGTGCTTGATTCGACTCAAGGCCGAGGACGATCTTACTCGTCATCTCCCACCACTTACCCTTCGTGTCTTGTACCGAGGATGTCTCGATCCAGTTCAAAGAGTAAGTGCCTTTGGCGTTCGCAATTACTGCGCCCATGTTTGTCCATGTCACACTGCCGTCTGGAGTCGTTCCGCCTTTGGTGTGATTCCAAGACGGGCCGCTTCCGGTGGTACCGGCTGTTGTGCATAGTTGACTGTTGCCTGCATCATCGACTGTGTACCACCCGAGGGTGACCGCAGTGTTTGCGAGGTAGTTGAAGAGGGTGTAATCTTGCTGACCGGCTACTGTAACAAATCCAGTTACAACCCTATTCCATCGCCAAGCGAAAGGCGCACCCACAATCGTTTGAAGGATAGTGTTTGCGCTTGTCATAGCAGGCTCAAGGTAGTTACCAATTGCGGAGCGGCGGTTGAAATTGAAACGCTTCGACCATTCAAGGGTATTGAGAAGCGTGATCGAACTTGAAGCTGCCATGACTACTCCTTAGGTTCTGTGTTCAGGTAGGCACACAGCTTCCACATATACTCAACATCGTCCTGCACCTGTCCGAGGATAAGATTGCAACGTGAGCAAAGTATGCCCCTGACCTTGCCTGTCTTATGGTCGTGGTCGATGTGCCACTTATTCTTGAAACCTTTTCCCCACGTGCAATCTGCGGTGAAGCACGATGCACATTTATTACCTTGCGCAGCCAATAATTCTTCGCGCCCAACGATTCCGTTGAGACCGAACTTCATTTTTATAGCGGAGTTCGTACGGGATTCGTTAGCCTTGTCTGGGTACAAATCACGGTAACGAGATATGCGAGTGGCGCTGCATTTTAGACAACGCCGCCCATCCTTTCCGCCGTTCTTGTTGTAAAGCTGTCGAATGTTTCCCTCGACAAGCTCGTGTCCGTTTATACAATGAGTCTTGGGCTTTGGGCCTCTAGTTTTAGAAGCCATTGAAAGCCCCGAACGGGTATGCGGGATTTATTGGATTGGTTCCAATGCCACTGTCCATTATACTACTGCTTGGATAAAAACCATAGTCATCTTCCTCTCTATCGCTTTGACGGACGGCTTTATCGAGGGCTTCTAACCACAACTGCCGTTCCATAGGGAATTTGGCACGCACTTTGGGGTCTGGGTTTCTGCGATAACATTCGGCAAAAAACCCCATTTTGAAGGCCCACTCAAAATCATCTGGAATCGGCTCAAGCGTCTGCTGCATATTCAAGAAGCGCGGTGCCTTCTTCTGGGCGACTGGCTGGATCAACCACGTCACGCCTGTCTGAGGCGGTATTGGGTTCAGGCGGAAGCCTTGGCCGGATGGGTTGATTGCTGTCCACACACACGTACCGTCCACTTGTGTCGTAGCCACGGTAGATGGACTCTGTATGGTTGGGTACACCGGAGTCGAAGGCCACGTAGGTTGCGTTGCACCGCACGTACCAAACGTTGTGAGCACCCAAAGATTCCCGTTGGGGTCAGTAATGCAGGTAGTTGCGTTGATGGGGTTGTTCGGTGTGTTGAAAGGTGACGTGTAGATCACGTTCGGGCCGGGGTTCTGCAAACCACTTGGGTTTAGACCGATAGCTCCGATCTGACCAGATGGGTTGTTGATTGTTGGGCCGAGAGGTGACGCCCCCCACGTACCTGTCTGAAGCATCGAGTTCGGTAGCCAGCAAATCTTTCCGGGGTAGCCGGTCTGGTCATACGTCACGTCAAGGTCTTTACGTACCTCAAGCTGCTGCTTCTGTTTTGGGATGGCTGTTTGGTTCAGGTAGGACGCCCATGCGTGCTCCAACCAGCCGAGACTGATGAGTCCGGGGATGAAGTAATCTTGCTGGTAGCTGATCGTGACAAAGGGTGTCACGTTGGTTCTGTTCCACTTCCAGTTGAAAGGCTGGCCTCCCGGCCCACCATTGATCATCGCTTGCATCACATCGTTGGCAATTGAAATAGCTGGTGCAGTACCAAAGCCGCCAGTTGCAAGGGCCGGGGAAACGTCCCCGAGAGAGGAAGCGTCATCTACCACTTCCTGAAGTTGAATGGAACTGTTAGGCATTTGGTCTCCGAATGTAGTGCCCGGCTATACGGGCTTGGCTATGATTTTCACATTCACCCCGCCAATGGGCGGAGAGGTGTTCCCAAAATGAGTACGATTGTTCTCAGATCGAGAACTAACGCTACCTCAAATTTGCGTTTTTGGTATTCTCACGATAGAGTTCAACGCCGCCCTCACCGTACGAAAAGACAATACCCTTCGACGGAACGTTACGGGTTTGGAACTGTAGAGCCGCTTTGTAAACGTTCATAGCAGCCGTATAGCCCTCTGCGTTGTTCTTGAAGTCCGACTTGACCGGAGGCTTCCATGTCTTACCGCAACGCAAGCAACGCACCCACGTATCGCCATTTGCGAACGTGTGCTTCAGAACTGCATACTGGCTGTCGTCGCCCTGACCTCCAACCACGCCTTGAGCACCGTTGCCGCCCTTTTTGTGATTGCAGTTCGATTGCTGAGTCGCTTCATTCTTGGCCTTGACCGAGAGTGCTGCGCCCTTCGACTGGGCATCTTGACGCCGGGACTCGCGCTTGAGTTCGCGCTCGGCCAGACGCTCTTCCATATCGACCAAGTTGGCCTTCTGGAACTTCACTGCCAGTTGCTTCTCTTCAAGCTCAAGAGCCTTGATTTCAGCTTCCATCGCTTCAAGCTGTGCTTGCTTTGCTGTCTTCACAGGTTCAAGAGAGGGCTGCTGATGTTGTGCGCCCTTCTCTACCTTCTCAATAATGTTTTCTGCCATGCTAACCTATCCTCCTTAGGGATATACTACTCGCTCAATGTCAGGCTGTTGCCCGCATTGCGGAAAGCCTGAAGCATTGAGTTGTAACGATGAAACTGCACGGTGACCTTTGGGCTGCCGAACGCCTTGTTTGCCTTCTCCTCACTGATGATTCCTTTGAGGATCAACTGCAAGAGGCATGTGCGCCATCCACGCCTGCGCTCATCGAGCGGGACGCCGTGATCATCAAAGCGCATCATAGATAATTCCGGCATCTGTCCTACCTGAACCCAACATGCTACCTCTGCATCAGCTACGCCGTCCTTACTCACGTAGAGGACTGCCTTCTGAATTTGAGGGTGCTGTCTGTAGTGGCAACAGACTCCCGCCTGTCGCAGTTTGGTAATGAACTCAGCGTGCGTCATCGGCGTACCGATACGTGCTTCGTAGTCTCGGTACTCTTCGGGCGTGAGCCACTGGTACTCTTTGGAAAGCTCATCGCTCATCTCTTTCTGACGAGCAAGCTCTTCCCGGTTCTCTGAACTTGATTGGTCGGCCTCGTACACCCTCTCGGCGTACTCTGCAACGGCTGACTCTAGCTCAGCACTCATCTTGGTATCCATCTCCGATGCGTATGTGTCCCAAGGATTAGCTGTGCTAGTGTGCGTCCCTCCTACTGCTGGAGTCATCCAAAGTCTCCCTCTTTGGTAAAAACAAACTGCGCGTCAACGACACCTTGCAAGTGTACGTTATGCGTTGACGGCAGTGCAATCATGCGGGTTCGCGGGCCACACAGACTGCGCATCACCTGTGTAAAGTGCGTCCTCCGGGGTAATCCACCCCTCGGGCCTTAGACAGGTGCGTCAATCTTTAGCACTTTCGGTTGGCCTGTGGCCTCGCTTGTTAGCGAACCGACTCTGATCTTCACGCTAACCGAGTCTGGTGTATTACCAGAAACGGCGCATTCGTGCTGGAATTGGTTTCTAGCCGTATTGAGTATATCTCGTGAAAACTTCATACTCTCAATAGCGTGATCTACCAGCTTGTCATAGTCCTCTGGGCTACAGAAAGGCGCATAGCCTCCCTCTTCCCAAAGTTTCCGCAGTGCTTCCTCGGCTGCGTTGGTCGGTGCGGGTGCATCGAACAGTGCTGCCACAATCTCATCAGTCTGCTGCTTAGCGATTTCCGCCTGCTTACGCAGCGACTTGTTCACGGTTCTCAGGGCGCGGTTGTGAAGCCTCGTCGCGTCTCTGATTTCCTCGTCCTCATAAAATTTATCCATGATATGCGGCCTCCCCTCCGCATTTCCGGTTTATCTACCTCACCTCTACATTGTACCACACCCGCCTTTTGAACGGGTGTGGTACGTGTGGTCATGGTGTCTCACGACGTTATGCAAAGCGGTGATTTTCGTTACGGTATTACGCGAACGTTCACCTCTGCGTATACCTTGTTGATCGGCAAGCCGTTCATGATGTTCCTCGAAGAGACTACATCACCGACAGTGTTGTTGGCAAACGGGTAAGACACCTCCACAACTGTACCGCCCAAAGCCACAGCAGTGATTAGACCGCTAGCGGATACAGTAGCAATGGCTTCCTTCACAGGCGTACCATTCGGCCCTGTTGCCTGAGACGGCACCAAAGTGCTGAAGCCGTACTCAACGAACGTTAGCTGATCGTCCGGCCCGCTGGTGACGAACGCAGACCCAGCCGCCGTCACAGCCACGCCAGCCGCGTTGTTCACGGTGATAGAGGTTGTGCTGGTGTTCGCCGTGATGAGGAACGATCCGTTATTGGCAGCAGTGACGAAGCCAGTAATGGTAGCGGTCTGTCCAACAAGGCTACCTGTGGTAGCTCCAGTGAACGTGCCTGTGTAGACAGTAGAACCCGCCGAAGCGTTTCCTACAGCCGACAGAACGTACTCTGTACCGGGTTCCTGCGCAGTAGCCGTACCTGCCGCCGTGACAGCCGTAGCAACCGGGTTGTCGAGGGTGACCGTAGTAGTCCCACTGTTCGCCGTTACGATGAACGTGCCGTTGTTGTTCGCAGCCGTAAAGCCGGTTACAACGAAGGTCTGTCCAACAAGACTACCTGTGGTAGCTCCAGTGAACGTACCTGTGTAGACAGCAGTTCCTTCATCCGGTGTGGCAGTTGCGGCAGTCGTTTCAAGAACCCCGTTAGGATTGATGAGAGTGAGTGCGCTTGTGGTAGACGCAACGCAGATGAACGATCCATTGTTACCCGCATTGGTGAACCCAGCCACCGTGAATGTCACTCCAGCGTAAGCATTGCTGCCCCCGCCCGAGAACGTACCGGCGTATGCTGTATCGCCTGCTACCGATGCGGCAGCACCCGTAAGGGTTAGCACGCCGATGGTAGAAGCTGCAACTGCTGACAATACGTACTCAGTGCCGGGATCGACAACTGCACCAGAAACGTCAGTAATTTCTGGATTCAATTGAAACGTGGTGGGGGCGTCGGCTCCGCTCAGGGACAAAACAACACCATTGTATCCCGGCTTAGTGTTGCCCGGATGGATATTGCCTTGCACCAGAATCTTAGCCGCAACGCCTAGACCTGTGGTTTGTGCTGGAAAACTCATATCTTATTCCTTTTCTCTACCTATTAGGTAGCTGCGACTACTGCCGTGATCACGCCGTTGACAACTGTGATGGAACCCTGCGTGCCGGTGCTCGGTGTAAGCTGAGCCGTCACAATGGTGCCACTGAAACCAGTCGTAGGTGCGGCTGCCCAGTGTGCTGCCGCTGCTGCGGTAGCAACGATGACCTGCCCAGCGGAAGGCGTACCTGTTACGGTTACACCGTCAATCGAAGAGGCGTTGGAGCCTGCGTTCGGAACTGCTGTCCAGCCGGTCGCGCCCTTACCCGAAAAGTAAAGCGTTCCGCTTACTTGGTCGAGACCTAGCGCGGGTTGGCCCGAGGGGGCCGGTACGTTGCTAGGTGCGCCATTGAATACTGCATTCAAACTCATGTTTTGTCCCTTTCTGGACCCAACTCAAAACAAAAGGGGACACGCCGAAGCATGTCCCCTAGTGTGAAGTTTTGGTTGATACTAGCTATTTCCTTAGAGATGCAGCCAGTGTATAAACAGGCTCAAGTCTACTCTGTAATTCAAAATCAGTTACCACTCGACCGTAGGCTCTATTTCTCGAATTTCAACAGAGTGTGCTCTCATTGCTTTAGTTTACCACACCTCAAAGAACTAAGCAAGGGGGTTTTTACGCCCCTTGCTTTTTGTTAGCTGATCGCGCTTGCGGCGTCGATCTCA